TTTGACGCAATGAAAGCGTTTTTGGAAGAGAATCAAGGGGCTATTGAAACGACGGCGATAATCTTGGGTGCAGTTTTGGCACCTGCTTTAATCAGAACTGGGATTGAATCAATGATAGCAGGCACTAGAATTGCAACAACTTTCACACTTAGCGTTATTAGCACGGGGCGCGAAGCCGTGATTGCCAATGCGCAACTCATGGGGTCTTTTGTCCAAGGGTTGATTCGAACCGGCATTAGAGCAATGGCAACTGGAGTTGTGGTTTCGACGGTATTGATTGCGTCTTTGATAGCTTATGCTGCGCAGGGATGGATTACAGTAGCGTCTATTACAGCTACAACAACGGCGTGGTTAATTCAAAAAGGTACTCTGATCGGATCGACGGTCGCCACGTGGGGTATGCAGGCGGCGCAATTAGCATTAAATGCCGCCTTTTGGGCCAATCCGATGACTTGGGTAGTCGCTGGCGTTATAGCCTTAATTGCTGCCGGATATTTGCTGGTAAAAAATTGGGACATGGTCGAGGCAAAGACCTTAGAGGTATGGGCTAGCTTCATGACACTGGTTGACGGAGCCGTGGACCTGGGTGCAAACTTTATTAGCGGCATAGTTGACGGATTCTTGTCGGGGGTTGATACGCTCATGAGTACCGCAACTAGTATTTGGAACAAAGTAACTGGAATATTTAGCGGTCAATCAAGCACAAGCATTGCTGATCTAGCTAATGCCGGTATTAGTGCCAGGTCAATAGTCGATGGCTCCCATGCGAATGGCCTTGACCGCGTTCCATTTGACGGTTATATAGCAGAGTTACATCAGGGTGAGGCAGTTCTTACCGCCAGCGAAGCAGAACAATATCGAAAACTCTCACCGGAGCAAACCCAGCAGGTTATGAATACGTCCACTTCATCAAGCAGTACATCGAATGACAACCGGGTTAATGTTGGCAGCCTCTTTGGTAATGTGACGATTAATAACCAGAGCGACATCTCGAAGGTCATTAAACAAATAGAAGAATACCTTCAAGAGCAGTTAAATAGTTCAGGAGAAGGTGTCTACGATGTCTAAAGAACTGTGGCTCACATCGAATAACAACCAAGAGCGTATACAGCTACCAGTTAATCCTCCTGAGCTTTCAATTTCAAACGGCTCTCAAAACGAGACTTTCAATGTTTCGAAACTAGGAGAAGTCACAATCATTCAAGATCCTAAAGCAAAGACTTTTAGTTTTGAATGCTTCTTTCCGGCAAAGTCAGGGCCTTATCTGAACATTGTCGCAACCTCATTAAAAGAACCATCTGTCTATGTTTCAACAATTGACACGTGGAAGGCGAGTGGTAATCCAGTTCGATTTATCGTTACGGAATCAGATATTAACTTTCTTTGCAGCATTGAAGATTTCTCTTACTCAGAGAAGGCTGGTGATGTGGGTACAATCTACTATACATTATCTCTAAAGGAATATCGGATTGTTACCCCAAGAACCCTGCAAGAAATTGATGGGAAGCTAGTGGCGCAAGATAAGCCTAAGCGGCCAGGGGTGATATTATGATTGAATTGTTTTGGATTACACAAGGTCAAACGGTGAATATATCCGGCTATGTGCAGTCAATCAACTGGAAGGGGGCCAAAAATACGGCCCCTCGAACGATTGATGTCAGTATAGTAAATACCGATCGAGGGCTGCATGAAAAGCTGGACATTCAGGAAGGACAAATTCTGCTATTCAAATGGAAAGGTGAGGAACTGTTTCAAGGGGTTGTGTTTAGTCAAAGTAAAAGCAAATCGGTCAGTCAGTCTATCAAGGCCTACGACCAAATGATTTATACCGTGAAAAACAAAAATTCATATGTATTTACAAACAAAACTGCCTCTGAAATCATTCAGAGGCTTTGCGGTGACTTCCAAATCCCGATGGGGGAAATCAAAGATACTGACTATCGAATCCCTTCCCTGGTTGTTGATGGCGAAACTCTCTACGATATCGCATATAAAGCGATCTACGTTACATTTAAGCAGACCGGTAACCGCTTCTATTTTGGCAGCGATCAAGGCAAGGTATATCTGACAGAGAAGAAGGACACTGTTCGTCGGTGGGTGATCGAAGATGGCGTCAATCTACTAGATTTTAGCTATGAGAGCAGTATTGAGGATTCTGCCACTTCGGTTGTCATGGTGGCTGGTGAAGAGAAACAAGCCATCACAATCAGTAAAACAGATAACGAACTTACTAAGTCTTTTGGCGTGATTCAGCACTTTGAAAAAGTGACTGACAAGCTCAACCGGGCGCAGCTCCAGGAACGGGTAGATAAGGCCATGGCAGACAGAGGCAAGATTCAAAAGAAATTCTCTATTGATGCATTTGGTATCCCAGCGGTGATAACTGGTACCGCCATACACGTAGTATCCAAGGATTTGGGTATAGCAAAAGGGTACTATGTCGAAGATGACAGCCATACTTTCAAGGGAAATAGCCGTACCATGAGTATCACGCTGTCTGAGACTGATGATCTGCAGGAAGTAAAAGTTGAAACCGAAGGTGAAACATCATAAAAAGGGTGATGCATATTGCTTGATTTAATCAAACAGGCGGCACAAGATGTGGCTAGAAGTGGCAATCCTGTTGAAGTCTTTGAGGCTGTTGTAATTACCGCGCCACCGAATCTCTCGATTAGGCTAAAAGGAAATAGCGGTTTGGTAATACCCAAGGAATTGATTGTTGTTGCCGAGCTGCTTACGAAGCATAAGCGAAAAGTGAAGCTTTCATCTACGAATATCACCGATGAAGAAACGCTGCAAGGAATGGGCCCACACCAGCATGATTTAACAAGCATTATACTGGATAATTCGGAATTGGAATTCTTAAACGAGCTTGCAGTAGGTGAGCGGGTCATGGTTATTCGTTTTAGTGGTGGGCAAAAATATTGGATTTGTGATCGCATCGTCCAGTACTAAGGAGGCGGTAAAGTGGCGTTGACTCCTAATATTACAATACCTACGATAACAAAATCAGAAACACAGCCATCCAAGACCTACGCTCTTGACTTCGACACTGGCGAGATCAAGGGGAAAGTTGATAAGCGCAAAGCAATTGAGCAATTTATTCGCAAAGCTATCACGACACTTCGTTTTATATATCCGATATACACCGATGACTATGCTTGCGAAGTTCGAAATCTAGCAGGTAAAGGGTTTAGTGATGCGTTTATTAAGTCTGAAATTAAGCGAATGGTTACTGAGGCTATTAGCTATGATAGTCGGATTAGTAATGTCTATAATTTCAATATTAGACTTAACGGCGACGATGTTTATGTCGGGTTTACAACTGACACAGTGGAAGGGACTGTAATTCTGGAGGATGTGAAGACCTAATGGCGCGACAATACGCGGATAAAACGTCTGACAATATCTTAGCCAGTATGCTTGCAAAAGTACCTGATAGCCTCGATAAAAGAGAAGGTTCGATTATCTATGACGCGCTGGCTCCCGCTGCCATTGAGTTGGAAGGAACCTACACGGAATTAGACAACGTTCTCGAGCGAGGCTTTGTAGATACAGCGACAGATGAAGATTTAGAGCTTAGGACAAAAGAACAGGGAGTCGAACGAAAACCAGCGGCAACAACGATTCGTTTCTTGCAATGCGATGGGCCGAAAGGGAAGATTGAAGCAGGCAAGCGGTTCTTGGTTGATGATGTGTATTTTGTAGTGCGGGAAACGATCAGTATTCCCGGTTCAGTTAAAATTGAGAGTGAGGAAGCCGGAAGCCATACGGTTGTTGATTATAACGCAGAAGTCCTTTCACTCGAAGGAATCGACGGGCTGGAGCGGGCTTCTTTAGTTTTTGAGCATTCAGAAGACTTTAACGGCGTAGACGCGGAAAGCGATGAAGATTTACGGCAACGCTACTACGTTACAGTAAGAAGAACACCTGGCAGCGGCAATATTGACGATTATGTCTTCTGGTGCGGTGAGGTTGTCGGTGTTGGCAAGGTAATCGTACAGCCGCTTTGGGATGGTCCCGGAACGGTAAAAATAACGATACTGGACAGTAACGGAGACCCCGCTTCTCCTGGTCTTGTATCGAATGTGAAAGAGTACCTTGATCCAATAGATGGTTCCGGAATGGGCAAGGCGCCTATCGGTGCACACGTTACTGTAGAGGCGGCGATGCCGACAGTTGTCAATATAATTGCTAATATCTCGGTTGATGGGACAAAGACTGTTGAAGATATTGAAGATGAATTTGAATTGAATATCAATAAATATTTCACGACATTGCTTATTGGCACTACAAGGACGCTCATTCTTAAAAAAGTGGGAGCAGTGCTGGTGAATACTACTGGTGTATCGGACTATGAAGGTATTTTACTGAATGGTGCCAACGCAAATATTATACTCGGAATCAATGAAATACCCAGATTGGGGACGGTGACCTTAAGTGAAGTCTAATAAAATGAAAGACTACTTGCCTGATTATTATCGTGATTCGCGGCAAATGAATGCGATCATGGATGTTGAGGGAAATGAACTTGATACACTGGAAGACACCACAAAAGACGTTGAAAACCAGTTAACCATCCAGAAAGCCACCTGGAAAATATCGACCTATGAAGAGATATTTGCGGTGGCTTCTGAAGCTGGTGCCGATCTGGAGCAGCGAAGAGCGAAGCTGCTCTCTAAAATACGCCTGCGAAGCCCTACTACCAAAAGAGAGTTTATCCGCTTTCTGCAGCCATTTGCAGAAACCGTAGAAATTACTGAATACTATTCGGAATATCTAGTGAAATTTAACTTTCTTGGACTTAAGGTTGGCTTTAATACTATAAGCGATGTGCTATATACAACATTACCAGCACATTTAGCACGTTTAATGGAGACAAAGAATGAAAAAAAGTTAAGCTTATATTGCGGCATAGCGCTCAATCAAGGCGGTACCAAGAAAATTGGAATAGCACTTCCGGAGAAGGCCAGTATATCGGCCCAATACGGCAGTGCTATTTCTGTTAGTGGCAAAAGAACAATAAATGTTGCGTTGCCGACCGGATTGCGAACTGGTCTGTTTATCGGCAGTACGTTTAATATCGGTGGCAAGATTGTAATCGGAGTGAGAGGAGGAACTTAATATATGGCTGAATGGGCAGGAACTGTTCTGACGCAAAAAGGGCGTCAATTATTAGCGAAGGCATTAACAGGGGATGAATTACATGTTACACGCGTCATGCTAGGGGATGGACAGCTTGCAACGGGACAAGACCCCAGGAGCTTGATAGCGTTGATCGGTCCAAAGTTGGAATTGCCAGTAAGAGTACTCGAAGTGGTTGGGGACGGAACATCAAGGTTGCAAGTGGTTCTATCAAATGACGGTCTATTAATGGGGTTCCATAGCCGGGAAATAGGTGTTTTTGCAACCGATCCGGATGAAGGTGAAATCCTTTATGCGTATGACAACGCTGGCGATAAATGTGACTATGTACCTGGTGGTGGTAGGCTTAACCAGCTCAATTTGATTTTTGATATTTACATGGTCGTTGATCAGGCCGAAAACATCACCATTGTAATTAATAATTCATTGCTTTTCGCCACACAGGAAGAGTTGAGAAATCATCAGGATAGTACCAATCCCCACCCGGAATTTTTAAAGCTCGGCCCGACAGTTATCGACTGCAGCAGCGTGATGGTACAGCAGTTGGATTTGAAAACGATCAACCCGATGGCATTTGATTCCTTTAAATCCAAAGTCCTTGGCGGCGATGGTACAGATATTTCAATCATGCGAGGCCGGATTGATCAAGTCGAGCGAGAACAATCCAACATGGCGCTAGCCCTGGAAGCACAGCAACTCTACCCGGATTACAACGCTTTGTTGCCAGAGGACTTTAAAGATCCGGATCAGGTTGATACCTTTGAATGCAAAATCACATCGATAGTTGCCGGTGATGACAGTGTCGATGTAGAAACCCTGCGTGGGATTGTTCCCGGTGCCTGGTATACGGTATCAGACGGCGTATATCAGGAGCGGGTACAGATACGGTCTGTAGTCAAAAACGGTAGCACTTACCGAGTGATCTTCGCTGCAAACATTCAGTATACCTATGTATCCGGACAGGTTACTATGTATCGGACAACGGCACAAATCCAAAGTTCGGCTGGGATTGCCGAGGGCGCAGGCGATCAAAAGAGCTTACTTTGGCAGCCTAGCATAGTGTGGACAGGCACTACTGGAAATACACCAGTAACAGTAATGCTAGATACTAGTCTCAGTAATTCGGCAGCGTTTACGAAATCTGGGGATATTGGTTTTACGGTTGATGGTTTTGTGACACTGGTTTAAGGAGGGATATTAATGGCATTTAAGATACAAGATGTAGGTGGCTTTGGTACTGGCGCTTTAGGAGATGTGACAATATCATCTGCGAGTACGCAAGTAAACAGTTACGCCAATGCAACGGCAATTAGCGCGTTAGGATATCAAGTGGCAATAGGAGCGCCGTCTGTGGGTGCTTTTGGCGGCTTTACAGCGGGGCAAGAAATTTTATTCCATGCAACTGGGTGTTTAACAGCAGAAACAACCGATATGGGTAAAAACGGTTATGCGACCATTTTAGCGGTGACAGGCAATACTTTATCGCTAGACAAACCAATACCTATTGTTGATCTCGCGAAATATGTTTGCCAAGCTGTGACCATGCCGCAGTTTAATAATCTGACGGTCAATTGCCGGATTGATGCACTGAAATACGATGTGGCTAATAAGTACGGTGGAATATTGATTGCTAAAGTAAAGGGGCTATTTGATCTTAGTAATGGGATGTGGATTACTGAGGGTAAAGGATTGCCAAATGGTAGTTCACTAAAACCTGCAGGAATCACTTTACAAAACAGCGATTTAGTCAATCGGTTAGTTATGAGTACTGGGAATGGTATTGCCATTATAATAGCAAATAATTTCAAAGGTAATATCAATAGCCGAATAGGTGCAACGTGGTCTGGATCTCTGGGGGCTGGTGTTGGCGGTCACGGCACTTACAGCGGGTTAAATGACAATGGGACCAACGGCACAACCACTGCTGGCGGTGATGGAGGCTCTAGTGGTGCAGTTCCAAAAGGCGGAATTAGTGGTTATAGTGGTGCAAATGGAAGTGGGTATGCTGCTGGTACTGGCGGCTTTGCGGGGGCAGTCATATTTTTATGTATTAATAATATAGTAGATTTTATGTTAGATTGGCTTTCTACTGGCGGTCAATGCGGGATAAATTATGAAGTTGTAAATAACGGTAGCAATAGTGGAGCTGGCTATGGAGGAGGCGGAGCCGGTGATAATCAATTTAGTGGCACAGGCGGTGCTGGTGGCGGCCCTGGCCGCGCTTTCATTGCAACCAATACAGCATCATTCACGACAAACACAGTTGCGTATGTACTAGATACATTAATAATTAACAAACGCGGCCTACTTATATCCAATGTTGCTCTTGACTGCACCGCATCAACTAGTGTTGATGGGTTCGAAATATCCGGTGTGCAACCAGCCAACACAGATAGACGCGTAGTATTTAAAACTAATATTGCTACCGTGGCAGGTAGTAGGACGTATCCAATTACAACTAATACTGTTGCAGGTGATACCATAACAATCAACGGCATTACCTTTACCGCCGTAGCTAGCGGCGCAACTGGCAATCAATTCAACATTGGCGCGACTACAACTATAACCACGACTAATTTAACTACCACGCTAAACGCTAACACAACAATTAATACTCTTTATACAGCAACTTCGTCGGCAAACACTTTGATCTTAACCGAAAAAATGGTAGGTGGTGGCAACACGCCAAGTACGGCAACAAAGACGGGCACAATTGTCATTGGTGCAGGCACGGTCACAACGTCTGTTCCTGCCTGGTATAAAATCTCAGGAACAGGTTCGGTAGCACTTACCGCCGTAGCTACGCAGACATTAACAGTCGACAGTGTTTTAGCTGAAGGCAATACCGTAGCGGAATTATTGGCGGCAACGTCCATACCTGGTTTTATCGGTAAATTAGTCAGCCCTGTTATCGCACTGTCGGCTCCAGGTGAAGCTGTTGTATGGCCCACACTGCGAATTGGCATAAAGGACAAAAACAGCATCGACCAGACAACAAAAGAGGTAATATCCCCACTTTTTCCACTCTCTATAGATGCAGTCGAAATTATTGACCTGACGGCAGTGGTGACAGTCTCAAGCGGGGCCAGCGCGGTAGTAACCGTAGCACTGCAGCAAAATGGCGTACTGTCCGACTATATGCCGCTTGCTTCTGCTCGGAGGCAAAAAGCAACAGCGTATCAACTCAAAGCCACGTATACGGTTCCTGTAGTAGGTACCGGGTCGGCCAAGGTGGAAAAAGTCACTGCTCAATACCGTAGTAATGACGCTGTAGTATCCGGTGATACAGCAGAGATTGTAAGTATTACGAAGGATTTTAGTGGAGTTGGTATGAGATTTGGCAGGATAATGGTTAAACACCAACCGCTTAAAGATGCTACGCTTCGGGCACTAATGTCGATGCGGCCTATACCTCAGACGCGAGAAAAAAATCCTGTTACAGTCGGCAATGGTCAACGTCAAACGGTCAAACTTGGTATAAACTCGGTGGCAGATACCGGCATAAATCATAATACAGTTCGTCTGTACCATGGTGGGCAAGAGGTTTTCGACTTTGATTTCAATACGGAAATGAGCGAAGTTTCCACTACGGCCCCGGATGGTACGACTGTATTTGCCAGCTATTCTTATGGATGGGATTCGGAAACATGGCAAGAAATGAGCCGGGGCACAACTCAAGCCTATGACAATTCAGGCATGGACGGCACCGAATTTACCTATGTGCTGCCAAGTAGCGAAACCCCTAAGGGCGTGGCGGCGGTCAAGATTGTTCTGGAGAAGCCAGGCGGTCACATAGATAACGAATTCTTAGCCATGGCAACCGGCAAAACGCAAATGCTTGTGTTGCCACACTCTGCTAAAAAAGCTAGTATCGTATTGACGGCCAGTACCGGAACGGCCTCGTTCGCATACGATGACGTTTCGAGGATTTTGACATTTGTGGCCACGCAGGATACCGAATTGCATATCAGCTATGATTGGATAGCTGAAACACCAGTATGCACCGGATGGGTAGCCTGCTGGAATGAATAGGAGGGGATTATATTGGGCTTATTCCTAACGCGCAACAAGACGAAACAGCAACAAGACGCAGAACAACAACAGAAAGACCTGCTCGATACGCAGGATCTTGCAGCCACGTTATTCGAACAGAGCATAACTAAGGACCAGGAAATTTTAGACCTGCAGGAACTGGTTGCTCAACTATTTGAGAATGGAGGTGCTACATAATGGCATCAGTAATGCAGGCCATGGTGAGGGTATATGCGAATCTTGTGACCAATGGCAGAAGAACCATTGAAAGCCTACCGGAAGATTACAAGCAGCCAGTGCAAGATTATATTGCAACACAGCAGTAGGAGCCGGTAGGCTCTTTTTTTATTATATCTATCTGAATCTGACAGGTATTGTACGGATAAAGTAGGGGTTTAAATTTTCGCAAACTTTGAATGTAGTAGGTAGATAGGAATATTGGGGGTGGGGTATTGGGAGAAGAAGTCTTTGAGAGAGAAGTTTTACAACGACTGACACGAATTGAAACAAATCAGCAAAACATAAGTGATCAATGTGCACCTTGCCGATCTAAGGTTGATAGTCTTGAAATA